AAATTTAAATTTAATAAAGGTATATTATGGGAATAGGAATTCAAGAATTGCAATTTTTAGCAACTGCTAGTCAGTATGGTGATTTTGGTAAAACCCTCACCATAGGTAGGCAAGGATTGCATATACAAGTGCATCAAGGAAATCATGTATTGGGTATAGATAATTTTGAATTAACACCATATTGTGAGGATATGTTAATAAAATATTTTGGTGCAACTAGTGTTGACTCCTTGGATTATTCTAACTATGAAGGCGCATCATTAATATATGATTTAAATGAGGCATTGCCTGATCTTGGCGAATATGATACAATTATTGATTGCGGGACATTAGAACACGTATTTAATATTAATCAAGCATTTAAAAACGTATCTAGTTTATGTAAAGTTGGCGGACAAATCCTACACGTTTTGCCGGCAAATAATAATTGCGGGCATGGATTTTGGCAATTCTCTCCAGAATTATTTTTTGGAATGTATTCTGAAAAGAATGGATATTTAGATACTAAGGTTTATGTTGGCGATACTACAGACCCATCCTGGTTCTTTGAATTAGATGTTCCTAGCAGAGATGAAAGACATGATATAAAACATACAAATCCCGTATATGTTATGTCTAGAACAATACTTAATAGAAAAGATTTCTCTCATAAAAACACACAACAAATAGATTATGAATATCAATGGAGTAAAGCAAATGACTAATGTGACAATTATTACAGCAACAACTGGTTCCGACTATTTAAAGAAAAATTTAGAATCTGTTGCAAATCAAACCTATAAGAACATACAACATCTTGTAGTTGTTGATGGAGAAAATGTAGGAGATAATGATAGAGTTTATAACACCGCTTGGCAATTGGAACAAGTACAGAATCCAGATGTTGATCTATTGGTATTACCATATCCAACAGGACTTGAACAATATAATGGGCACCGAATCTACGGAGCAGGGACCTATCTTGCAAAGGGAGATTACATCTGTTACTTAGATGAGGATAATTGGATAGAACCAAATCATATTGAGAGTTTGATAAGTATAATTGAAGATAAACAATGGGCACATTCACTGAGAAAAATTGTAGATGCAGATGGTAACTTTGTTTGTAACGATGATTGCGAAAGCTTGGGCGATTATAAGTCCGTAATAAACGATTACTTTGTTGATGTAAATTGTTTCTTTTTTGCCAAGCCATTAGCATTACAGCTTTCTCCTATTTGGTATAGACGTGCAAGGCATCCAGACGATCAGCCAGAAGTCGATCGAGCATTGACATATACGCTAAAAGACAATAAAATAGAGTCTGCAGCATCCGGTAAGTATACTGTTAACTACAGAGCAGGCAACAGATTGGATTCAGTTCAACAAGAGTTCTTTCTTAAAGGAAACGAACATATGAATAAACTATATAATGGAAATTTACCATGGCGGAAATAAACTATATAAACTATAAGTACAACGAAGGCGAACTTATTAAAGAATTTAAAGACTATATTGATAAGACATATGGTCAACACTACTCAATGAATAAATTTCAAGCAACGGAATTTATTATTGATAATGGACATGGTGTAGGCTTTACCGCAGGTAACGTCATGAAATATGTCCAAAGGTACGGAAAAAAAGCAGGAAGGAATAGACAAGACCTTCTAAAGGTGTTACACTACGCATTGATGCTTTTATATGTACACGATATCGAAGTCAACGATACAAATAAAAATATTGACCACGTCTCCGTTTGAAAATTGAAAAGGAAATATTATGCAAATTAGTAATGAAACAATCCAACTATTAAAGAATTTCGCAGCGATCAACAGTAACATTTTGATTCGCAAAGGAAAGACCCTATCCACAATCAGTACAGCAAAAAATATTTTTGCTAAAGCAACTGTTGCCGAAGATTTTCCCGTTGAAGTTCCTGTCTATGATCTTAACTCTTTGTTGGCTTTGCTAACATTGATGGAGAATCAAGATGTTGAATTTGGTGAAAAGTCTTTGACTATCTCTAAGAACAATGGCAAGTTTGAATACTTCTATTCTAACGCAAGTGTTATTGTATCTGCCCCAGATAAATCTATTGAAATTGATTCCCACTTCAAGTTTAACTTGACCGCAGAAGATATCAATATGATTATTAAAGCAGCAAACATTACAGCTGCCCCAACAATTTCTGTAACATCAAAAGATGGCAATGTTGTTCTTACCGTTGGCGATAAGAAAAACGATACAGCAAATACTTATAAGCGCACAATTGGTGCAAGCGAAGATGCATTTGAATGCCATATGTCTGTAGACAACTTTAAAGTAATCCCCGATGCATATGAAATTACAATCTCAAAAAAGAAATTGTTTCACTTTAAGCATGCTACAAAATCTGTGGAATACTTTATTGCAATGGAGCCCGATTCTGTAGTATAACTCTTGTTTCTTTTTGACCTTTTTATTATTATGGAGTTATTATTATGGATATTCGTGAACAAGAGTTTTTGTGGGTTGAAAAGTATCGGCCACGCACATTAGAAGATTGTATTCTTCCTGCAGATCAAAAGAAGATCTTTCAGGAAATGCTCTCAAAAGGAGAGATACAAAATATGCTATTGTGCGGCGGCGCAGGAATGGGCAAGACAACTATTGCACGGGCATTATGTGAAGAGTTGCAAACTGATTATATCATCATTAACGGTTCGGAAGAATCTGGTATTGATGTTCTTAGAACAAAGATTAAACAGTTTGCATCTACAGTATCGTTTAGCGGAAAAGCAAAAGTAGTTATTCTAGATGAAGCAGATTATCTAAATCCAAATTCTACTCAGCCAGCACTTCGTGCGTTTATGGAGGAATTCTCATCTAATTGCAGATTCATCTTTACTTGTAATTTTAAGAATCGTATTATTCCGCCACTTCATTCTAGAACAACTGTTATAGAATTTAAATTACCTAAGAGCGAAAAGCCAAAGATTGCAGGCGCATTCTTTAAACGAGTTTGTGAAATTCTCAAGCATGAGAACATTGAATTTGATCAAAAGGTTGCGGCTAAGGTAATTGAAAAGCACTTCCCCGATTATCGTCGTATTCTAAATGAAATGCAGCGTTATAGTTCTTCAGGTAAAATTGACGAGGGAATTCTTGTCAATATGGGCGAAGTTAATATGCAGGAATTGACTGCATCCCTTAAGGATAAAGACTGGAAGAAGATGCGTACATGGGTTGTTAATAATATTGACAACGATCCACAAACATTATTTAGAAAGTTCTATGATACTTTTTCAGATAGCGTAGTACAAGTTCCGCAATTGATTTTGTTGCTCGCCGATTATCAATATAAGTCCGCATTTTGCGCAGATCAAGAAATTAATTTGGTTGCCTGTTTAACTGAAATTATGGCTTCTGTTGAATTCAAATGATGGATTTATTTAGACCAACATTTGAATGGATTAAAAATGACTACCAAAGTAATAGAATTCGTTTTTGTCTTGAGGTCCTTGGTTGGGCTATATCTATTGGTTGTTCTATCACTATGGCCGCAACCGTGCCTAATCCTCCCCTTCTTGCAATGTACCCAATATGGATTACTGGTTGTTCTATATACGCTTGGTGCGCTTATAGTCGTCGTTCCTTTGGTATGCTCGCTAATTACTTCCTCTTAGTATCAATTGATACCGTCGGATTATTGAGGATGGTATTATGAGTTTAGATTTTTTAGGTAAGCCAAAAGAAGAAATTACAGTAACGCCCTATAAAGCGCCTGCAATATCGCCTTTCGATTTCATTAATGCTATTCATTATTCTAAGGATAATTTAATAGTTGATGATTGGTCTGAGAAACAATATAATCCGTTTATCATTAATAAAGGACTTTCATACGGTCACGACACAGTAATTCCAGCAAATGAGATGAATTCCCGTCCACATCTCGATAAAAAGCTTCAAAATTCGTTTTTAATAAATATAATTAGGCCCAAAAAAAGATTCAATAAATGGATTAAGGCTGAGAAAATTGAAGCGATCGAAGTGATAAAGGAATACTATGGATATAGCACAGAAAAAGCACGCCAAGTACTCCCACTCTTTGATAAAAATAAATTAGATTATTTAAGAATAAAACTAATAAAAGGTGGTAGGAATGGCTGAAGATATTTTTCACATTGATTTTCCTGGTTATAATCCATTAGAAGTAACCTTGACTCAACCGGACGACTTTTTAAAAGTCCGAGAAACACTCACACGTATTGGCGTAGCATCTAGAAAAGATAAAGTGCTATATCAGTCGTGTCATATCCTGCATAAACAGGGCAGATATTTTATTGTACACTTTAAAGAATTGTTTGCGTTAGATGGCAAATCTGCCGATCTAACGGATAATGATCTGGAGCGACGTAATACAATTGCTAAATTGCTAATAGATTGGGGTTTAGTAAAAGTTATAAAAGCAGAATTGTTTCAACAACTTGCTCCATTATCGCAGATTAAAGTAATTGCTTTTAAAGACAAACATGAATGGTCTTTACAAACAAAATACAATATTGGCAAGAAAAAGCAAACTACGGACTAATAATCCGTATAAATAACTATATGTCATATTCAACAACTGTTCTCGATCATTACGAAAATCCAAGAAACGTTGGAAGCTTTGATAAAAACGAATCCGGTATAGGAACGGGAATGGTCGGTGCACCGGCTTGCGGTGATGTAATGAAATTACAAATAAAAGTGGATGATAATGGTTTTATTAGAGATGCTCGTTTCAAGACATATGGATGTGGTTCAGCAATCGCGAGTTCGTCGTTGGTTACTGAGTGGGTTAAGGGTATGCATATTAATGATGCTGCTAACATCAAAAACTCACAAATTGCAAAAGAGCTAGCCCTCCCTCCAGTTAAAATACATTGTTCAATTCTAGCAGAAGATGCTATAAAGGCAGCGATCCATGATTACAGTAACAGATGCTGCAAAGTCTAAAATACTAGACATATTAATTGAAGAAGACAATCCCGAGGCTTGTCTTAGAACTTTTGTCCAAGGTGGTGGCTGCTCAGGATTTAATTATGGGTTTACGTTAGATCATGTAAAAAATGAAGATGATTTTGAAATACCGCTTGACAATTTTAAACTACTAATAGATGCTATTAGTATGCAATACCTAACCGGGGCTGTCATTGACTATAAAGGTTCTTTTATGTCAAAGGAATTTGTTATAACAAATCCAAATGCTAAGCATACTTGTGGATGCGGTAGTTCGTTTACTGTATAAATAATTTTATCCCCGGGATGGGAATGGCAGGGGGTGCGACCTACGCCACACGTTAAAACGCACGCCAATAACACGGCAGATACCCTGGTGTATCTGTTCTTCAATCCCACCTTAGGGCTGTTTGATGCCACGGTATAAGGCGTCCGGGCAATTGCACTGTCACCCGTTAGTTGACCCTGTATTAAGTAAGCAGGACTAACCGTTACGCCTTCGGGGTAACAATTTTAAACTCGCTTATTAGGAGAAACTATATGTTTTATTCAAACATGGCTATTGATTCAATTCAAAATGCCAAAATTAACTTCCTCAAACAAACCGTTAAGGAAGAATCCCTTCTTAAACCTTTAATTGATTTCGTTGAGGCACAACGTGTCTTTACAAAACAAATTGCCAAGTCTGCCAATGACGTTATGTCCATTGCTACAGAAACATTTGCAAATTCAATTTCAGGTATTGTAAAAAAGGGAGATTAATATGACACACTTATCTGTATTCGGTCCTGGCTTTAAGGACTTTGATAAATTTTTTGTTGGTTTTGACAATCAATTTACTCGCATGGCGAAAATTCATGATGACATTACTAAAAACATTCCGAGCTATCCTCCATACAACATTAAGAAAACAGACGAGAACAAGTATGTTATCGAAATGGCTGTTGCTGGATTTTCTAAACAGGAAATCGAAATTGAATTTGTTGACGATAAGCTCGTTATCAAAGGCAATGCAGCGGAGGACAACGACGCACTAGAGTGGTTGTACAAAGGAATCGCTTCTCGTAATTTCACTAGAACATTTGCTCTTAACGATCAAATTGAAATTAAAGATGCTGCTTTAATTAATGGTATGCTAAAGATTGCTCTTGAGCGTATTATTCCTGAGCACAAGAAACCAAAGAAAATTGATGTGAAAGATGAAACCGAAGTTGTAGCAAAACTTGCGAAAAAGTCAAGTAAGCAACATTTCCTTACCGAAGATAATCTGTAAGGATATAGAATGCAAAAAATTTGGAAACAAATTGTAAAAGTACTAACACCTAAAACTGATGTAGATTTATACTTATCCAAAGCAACAGATCATTTTGATCTAGAGCGTAGGATTATATTTCTAAGTCGCAAAGGTATTCTATAATATTTTTCCGTGAAAAATAACTTTTGTACTTTAGGTGCAGTTAAACTAGGGTGTTGGCATATAAAAGTCAGCACCCTAGTTGACCAAATACTTATAATTTGCTTGAATATAAATACTAATGACATTATAATAAAGATGTTTTATAATGAGATTGAAGCTTTTGAATTTATGGAAACAATATGATTAAAATTTTAAAATTGGTTACCGGCGAAGAATTGGTTGGGGATGTATCGAGATATCAAGATACAGTAACAATTTCAAAACCTTTTATGATTACAATGGCAAGAGATCCGAATAATCCTGGCGGGGATATGCAATTGGCATTATTTCCCTATGTGCCATATGTAAAAGATCACAAATTACATTTAGATGAAAAAAGTATTGTTTGGATGACTGAACTAGTTGACTCTATGGTTAAAGATTATAACAATGCCCTTGAGTCATTAAAAATTACTGAAGTTGTTCCGGAAAAGAAAGAACAATTTACAACCTTTGCTAATATCACAAAGACTATATGAAAAGACAATTGAACGGACCTGTTATCTTTATAGACCCAGAAACAGGAAAGGCTTTATGCGATTCTGTTCAATGTAAGAATAAGTTTAAAGACATTAAATATAATGTAAAAGAAACAAATTATAAATGGGTCGGTGGACCTGTTATACATAAACAATATTATGCAATATGTAATGAATGTGGTAGATCACATTCAACAAGTAAAGCAAAAGCCTTGACCGGCCAAAGCTTTAGACGCGGAACCGATAATGCAGGAAAAGATCCTGAAATTAATGAAAGTGAATTATGAGTAAGAAAATTGAAAGCGTTAAGAAACGTACTAGTCAAGGCGGACGAGTAAAGACCTCGTCTATGAATAAGACGCAAAAAACGTCACATAAAAAATATCGCGGCCAGGGCCGTTAATAAATATATTGCGGGTTGGCGCAGTAGTAGCGCGCTGGACTCATAATCCAGAGGTCGGTGGTGCGAGTCCATCACCCGCATCCATTAATTATGCTTGAATATATCCTTACTTTTTTATCTCTATTTTTTATAGATATTTTTTATACATACTATCTAAAATCTGTTGCAGATAGTAGAGCAGTAGTTGCAAGTTTGTGGTCAGTTGTTGTTACTATTTTAGGTGCATTTGTAGTTATTAACTACACAACGGATCATATGTTACTTATACCTGCGGCACTCGGCGCCGCCTGCGGCACTTATATTGGAATAAAGTTTCGTCAAGACGACGGGCCGGATGAACCTATGTAATTGGATTTGCGTGAAATTTATATTATGTTTATTTGCTCTTATATCGAGCAATATTTTTGCTATGGACATTACTGCCACAAGTTGGTTAGTGGCAGATGGAGAAGGTAAAATTCTTCAAAGTGAAAATCCAAATGCATCAAGATCAATTGCAAGCATAACAAAACTTATGACGGTAATGGTAGTACTAGATAATAAACTACCATTAGATGCAAGGATAAATCAATACACAAGAAAAGAACTGATTCAACTAGCAATGGTTAAATCGGATAACAATGCTGCGATTGCACTGTGTGATAGTTATCCCGGTGGTAGGATTATGTGTATTAAGGCAATGAATCAAAAAGCATTTGATTTAAAAATGTTTGATACAAAATATGTAGAGCCATCTGGTCTTGACATAATGAATATTAGTACTGCACTTGATCTTATTAAATTAGTACAAGCGGCTAAAGATTATCCAGCAATTGTAGATGCAAGTAGTACATCTAGAATATCAATAAAGTTAAAAAAGAAATGGTTCTTCTTTAATAACACCAATCCTATAATTGGCAAAAGATATAATTTTGTTGTTAGTAAAACAGGATACATCCGAGCATCTGGAGGATGCATCGTTATGATGTTAGATACAGATATTGGTAGACGTATCGTAGTTGTTCTTGGAAGTAAGAATACTCGCACAAGAATACCCGAAGCAGAGTTTATTGCAACTCACGAATAATTTATTTCCAATACTTAGAGTAATCTAAGTTATCCCAATAAGCTTCTTTATTCCTATTCAAGAAGTTTTTTATAAGATATAAAACCATACCAAAATATCCCATCTTTTGAAATCGTCTACTATCTTGTCCGCAATAATGTTTTACCAATTTAAATTTTTTAACATCGTATTGTTTAGATAAAAAGAAGTCTTCGCTGGTTCCGTATTTTTCTGAGAATCTACCATACTGTTCAAATTTATCTCTACGAGTTAACATAAATGATCCGACGGCAAATGGTACCTTGTATCTCATAATATTATTTACACCATTAAATAACATAAAACCAATCTGTGCTCTTCTATCTCCATCATAGCATTTTAGATTTAATCCAACTAAATCTAATTTATAGTATTCTAATTCATATACACATTCAAGTATAACTGTGTCGGAGAAAAATCTTACATCGCTGTCTATAAAAAGTATGTAGGGAGTTGTAGCTAGTTTTGCGCCATTATTTTTGGCAATAGAAACAGGACCACCTTCAATAATTTCAATATTTAGATTGCCTTTATTTTGTAGAATAACATTTCTTGTGTTATCTGTGGAGGCGTCTGCAATAATAATTTTTGTTCTTCCAAGACATTGTTTCTTCAAATCATCAAGTAAAAATGAGATATAATCTTCTTCATTTTTACATGGAATAACAATTGTAATTTTATCCTTTATCATACTTCGTCCCTTTCACTTGTCCAAGTAATTATTTCCCATTTACCATCATGGTGTTCAACCAATGCAGTACAGCTTTCAACCCAGTCGCCGTCATTCATATAAATGACGCCGTCTATTTCTTTAATCTCGGCACGATGAATATGTCCGCAGATTACACCATCGAATCCTCGCTTC